ATATACAGGTAGACAGTAATGCCAGCTCAGAGAAAATTAACAGATAGAACTAAGGGCATGTTCGCTGGTCAAGCAGTAGCTATTGGACAATACGATGACTCAAATATGGGTTTGACAAGTGCAACTCATCCTTATGATATTCCTGGCTCAACTCGTGGAGAGCAACAGCCAAGTGATTTTGCATTTAATGTTTGGCCTTACATGGTGTCGGGGCAAACTAACTACGACCCATCATATAGTGGTCCGGGTGCAAACCTAGCAGCAGTACAATTCGGTGCTCAAGGATTAGCTAGAGATGCTGGTCTTGGAGATGTAGAAACTGGAAATCCATCTGGTTTGAATGGTATGCCTAGTAATATTTAAAAAAATTTTGTATTATTAATATAGTCGAACAATTCTTTTACCAATACCTCTACAATCTGTAGCATAATTATATTAGTTAGAGGAAAAGAAATGAAACTTACTGGAAATGTCCTTCTTAGAATTTTGGCGACGTTTGTTGCGTCCGCTCTTGGTGTTATCGGTGCTGGTAGCCTCGGTGGGGTTGCTCCTGCTACTGCTGCTCTCGTGGGCGGTATCCTTGCTGTAGCCAAGGTAATTGAAAGATTGTCTATTGCCTTCCTAGAAGACGGTAAATTGACTAACGCTGAAATCAACGCTGCCTTCCAACAGTCTGTTCAGTTGAAGAACGTAAAAGAAGAAGAGCCTAAGAAGTAATGAAGGGTCTGCGTAAATTCGCAGTACTATTCGGAGTTATACTTTCGGTATCCTTTTTATTCTTCTCTGTTAATCCTGCTATGGCTGATAGCACTACTGATTACAACAACAAAGTAGCTAAAGCTCAGGCAAAGATTAACGATTTACAGAACCAACTAAACACTGCTCAGGCTAATTTAGAGAGTTGGACTAACTCATCTAACTCCCAGGCTGAACAGATTAACTCTGCTCAGACTGCTGTTATGGAAGCACAAGATGCTTTAGACGCTGCTGAAGCTACCTACAACTCAGATAAGAGTACATACGACTCTTATTTTATTGAGGTGTCAGCTGCTGAACAGACAGTAGCCCAAGCAATTTCAGAAGTAAATGATGCTGCGGATTTAGTAGATAGTACTTACTCTGATTACGCAGTAGCCCAGCAGAACGCTGATAATGCGCAAGCTCAGATGAACCAAGCTCAGGTAGACTACGATACTAAACTTATTAATGTTGGTGGTCAAGGCAGTAGCCCTGGTTTGACTGTAGATGTTTATACTGGCATTAACCGTTTTGGAAATCCACCATCAAGGTCTGACACTACTTACACTAAGTGTAGAACAACCACAGTAAGCAACATTGATGCTAACTGGGGCGGTGGCGATGTTCTAGGATGTGGTTCTGAGTACATTATGGTACATTACCATGGTTACATCACATACCCAACTACCACTAAGGTTTACTTTCAGGCCCCTGCTGATGATGGCTTCTACATGTCTATTGGTGGTCAGCAAGTAATCAACGACTGGTCACTAAAGGGCTGTGGAGCAAACTCAACTGGTATGTTTTCATTCACAGGTGGAAAGTCTTACGCTGTTGACGCTTGGTTCTATGAGTGGACTGGTGGTGCTTGTTCCAGCCTTTACTATAAGCCTCTAGGCAGTAGCTCTTACGCAGTAGCTCCAGCCTCATTCTTTACACAGAATGCAGTAGCTACAATGATTAAGGACCCTACACTTCTAGCAATCTTAAACAATAAGACTGCTGCATATGTTCAGGCAGTAGCTATTGAAGAACAGGCTAACCAGGTTTATTTAAATGCTGAGAATGTATATGACGGCAAATATATGACTTACGCAATGTTGAGTCAAGATTTAGCAGGTAAACGTGGAGTTCTAAATGGCTATGAGTCAGTTATGAGTACTTCTGAAATGAATTGGCAAAACCGTAGTGATGACAACGCAGTAGCTTTAGCAAACCTACGTGACCTAAAAGCAGAGTACAGCTCTACATTTGAGGCAATTGAAACTGCAGTACAAAGAGTAGATGACTTAGAAAAACAACTAGCTCAGGCAAAGATTGATTTAGCTAATATTCCTAAGCCAACTGCTTCTGATAAACGTAAGCCAAAGAAGGCAGTAGTCAAGTATTTTGCTGATGGGGCATATATACCAAGAGCAACATTTGCACCTGACCCAAAATAATACCCCCAAAGGAATTCAACAACAATAACCCAGTTGCAGCAATTCCAGTGTTGGGGGCAGTATTTGAGGGGTTAGCTGATGCATTGAATGCTTTAGGTAACATTGGTGCAGATTTGCCACCAGCTGTGCGAGAAAAGGCACAAAAGGTAGTTATCTCCGCTATTATTGTTACACAGGTAGCAACGCAGGCTGCAACTATGGCTGCTCAAAGTGCTGCATCAGCAGCTAGTGCTTCAGCTTCTAGTTCATCAGGTTCTAGTCGAAGGAAAGAACAATGAAATTCCTAAATGATTTAATAGGTCAAATATGGACCCTACTAGGTATGTTTGTTGCCTGGATTGTATTAGAAGGCTCTGCAAAGACAGTAGTCGGATGGTGTATCCTTGTTTCACTAATTATCTGGATGGCTACGTTTCCGCTGCGAAATGATGACGAATAAGTCATAATAAAATTAACAACACGAAAGGACTATAATGTCTGAAATTGTATATCACGAACCATTTGATAAGAAACTTAGAGGCGATGAACTTGGTAACTTGGCTCCGTACCGTAATGGGCGACCACACCGTGGACAAGACTGGCACCCAAAGGAAAAGTCACCAATCAAGGCTATTTGCGATGGTACTGTTGGTTTGGTTGCATGGACGGACGTTCTAGGCCATATCATCGTTCATTCTTCAAAAGATGCAAAGCACTGGGTGCTATATGCACACCTTGCTGAAAAGCCTTCTCTTAAGAAGGGTGACAAGGTTGTTGGTGGACAGACTGTACTAGGTCTAGTAGGTGGCGGTAAGAACACACCTAGCGGTTCTGCAAGTACCGGAGCCCACCTCCACATGACAGTTGCTACTATGGGCAAAGACTTCTCAGGTGTTGAAGCACACTTGCTTCCATTTGAGCGTCTAGTCGACCCTCTAACTCTATTTAAGTAAAATGCAAGGCTCCTTAGGACACCCAGCTCTTAGCTCTCAGATTTCGTGGGCTGGGGCTGGACGTCCTATTGGAGAAGGCTTCGGTGGGGGCTATCGAGTAAAAAAGGGGATAAAGTAATATGGACCAAATTGTCTTGTATTGGGCCGCTGGCGTAATTACAGTAGGAACTGCACTTGGTATGCTTTGGAGGCTCCTACGGCCGTTATACGCCCGTTTACACGTACTTATGGACAACTGGGACAGCTTTATGAGAGATTGGGCTGGGGAACCGGCGTCACCTGGTCGTTCCGCCGTGCCAGGTGTCATGGAGCGCTTAAACCGTATTGACGGTGAGTTGAAGCGTAATGGCGGCTCTTCTATGAAAGACGCAGTAGCCCGAATTGAAAAGAAACTAGAGCAGATTGATGCTAGACTCGAAGAAGGAAATACACGTTTCGATAAAATTGAGGAACGTATAAATGTCTAAGGCACCAAAAACCGTTCAGTTTAATATGCCGTTAAAAACTCCAAAAGGAAAAAAAATGCCAGTTTATTCACGCGTTGGACATTATGTAGAAATACCTAGAGGTGGCGGCAAACCTGGAGCCCCATCTGCTACTCCTGTTAAAACAGAGACAGAAACAAAACCACAATTAGCAATTGGTCATACTCCAGCTCAAGGAGCTATTGGACATAGGCCACTTTTAGGCCTACCTGCACCAAGACCTAGAGCTATTGGGTATAACCCAGCAAGACCAGCTGCAGGACCTAGAGCATTGCCAGGCCCTACACGACCAGGATTGCCAGGCCCTCGACCAGTTGGACCTGGCACACCAAGACCAGCTTTACCAGCTGGTGGTGCAAGACCATTGCCATTAAGTTCACAGCAAGGATTCCCAGCAAGACCAATTACAGCCAGACCTGCAGCAAGTGGCCCACGTGCAGTGCTGGGAGTATCTGCTAATGCAACTCGTGCTGAAATTGAAAAAGCTTATAAGTCTTTAAGTCGACGTCACCACCCAGACAGACCTGGTGGTTCTACAGAAAAAATGGCAGCCATCAATGCAGCTTATTCTGCTTTAGGTAAAGGCAATTAAATAACACTAGAATAATTAGCCTTACAAATACTCAAAAATAAGGCATTCTAGTATTAGACTTAAAGAAAGGTGGGCTTAATGCCTCTCATTCGCAAGTTCGCTATTCAGGGACACCCCGTTCCTAGTGGCCCAACTTATCCTCGTGGACCATTTCCAGCTGAGATTTTCGCGCAGAATCCCAGGGCAGAAGATATGTTCCCTGATTCGGACTCTTTACATGAATCATTTGATGATATCCGTCTTTTTAAGTGTAAATATTGTTCAGATGTACTTTACGAGGAAGAACTAAATACCCATGATTGCAATCAGGAAGAAGAATAAAAATGGCAACAAATAATAATGGAAACCTGCTCGACACAGCAGGAAACGTAGTCGTTGACTTTGTATGGGGTAACTTCCCTCTACAGCCAAACGATGTACGTCCAGACACCGCAACAGGTCGTCTAGACTATGCTCTAGACAACCACGTAATTGCACAGGTTGGCTGGAATGGCTACCCTCTTTATGTACCAAACACCGATGGTTCAGCTGTAGATAGCGATAGCCCAGCAGATGGTATTCAGGCAGATGAAATCTTCCTGAACGTTACTCTAAACTCTGCTCTAACTGGAAGCATTCCACTAGTAATTGGTCAGACAACTGCTGAAGCTGTCGACCAGCTAAAGGATGACGGTTTTGCAACCGTAACCACAGGAACTGCCGTAACTAACGCTGCTAAGAGCATTACTAACGTAACCCGTACCGCTGGTTCTACTGAAGTATCTATCACCGCAACTGGTGCAGTAGCCGCTTACCCAGTAGGAACTAAGTTTACCGTTGCAAGCACTGGTACCGTTGACGGCACCTGGACTGTAACTGGTACTTCAAGCACTAACGTAGTGAAGTTCACATCTAATGCAAGCACCGTACTTAATTCAGGTACTGGTTCTGTAATTGGTGTTCCAGGAACAATCAAGTCTATTGCATTCGCTTCAGGAACCATTGCAAACCAGACAACTGCTTCAACTGTAACTGTATATCCTTTTGCAGCTGCTAGCTAATAACTAAATAAGGGCATAAAATGGCTGAACGCCTGAACTCAAGTAATTTAGGGAAAAACGCCCTAAACAGTTCAGGCGTTCAGGCATTTGACCCTGTAGGTGCTCAACTAGGAGCAAGTCCTACAGTTATGCGCCAAAGTTCTGAGTATATGGATATAGACGATATTCGTGAAGCTCTTGACCTTGCTGGAGAAATCTACGATGAACGTGGTTTCCTTGGAGGAGTACCTTCTTCTAGAACAGCCCCTAGACAAGCAGAGCTATTTGAAGCTATATTTAATCAAAATAATAATATAAATAAAAATGCCCGTTTAGTACAAGAGCTAAGTCCAGATTTATGGACACATGGAACTTACCTTGATGAAAATGGTAAAGAAGTAGCCTTTAGTTTGCCAGAAAATGAATTTGGTACTGGTCAAACTGCAGATTATTATTTAAAAAGAAAAAGGTATATTTCTGAGGAAAGAACTCAAGGAAAAAGAAAAGGGTGGACCTTTAAAGGTGTGGCAGTAGCCCCATCCTCTCTATCAGATTACCCAACTTCAACAACAAACTGGAGACGTCCTAGGACAGTAGCCGCAGGTTATGACTATAACCCAGAAACAGACAAAGGTGTTATTACAGTTGTGTTTCGTGACGGAGTGTTCTATAATTATTACGATGTTCCTCCTTCTGTATGGGTTGAGTTTCACGACTCATTCTCAAAAGGACCAATGTTAAACCGTAAAAGTAAAAACGGTAAACAAGCTATTGATGGTAAACTCTTATCATATAAACACGGTCCTGCTGACATGAGCTCGCTAAGCCCAACAGCACAAGAATTCCTGTATAAAGTAGCAAGAGCGGTTCAAATTTATAACCGAGAAGCAAAAGCTAGAATTAATGCAGCAACTGGTGAAGTGTACAACTATAGAGGGGCTGCAACACGAGGTGCTCCTCAAACCTCTAGAGTTAAACGTAAAAGAAATTTAAATATGGCTGCTAAAAAAGGCGGCTACAATCCCCATAGAAATGCGGGAAAACCAAAAACACCATAAGGAATATATGCCACGGACTCATGAAATCGGAAAAACAAGATTTGTACAGTTTATAGACTTTCCTGTAATATGGGGATATAAACTAGTAGTAAGAGGATGGACTCAAGAAATAAAGTATCCATTCAGAACATCAACACCATTAATTTTTAGGCTACCTTTTCACAAAGCAGTAGTCTTTGGTAAATGGACTGGACAACAACAAGACGAAGAATCGGCACTAAATAACGCGATACAAGGACGGATATTAACTGATGAAGATTTTGAAGAAGGCTGGACACCGCCAGCTTACGAAGCTGGAAAAAAGGGTGTCTGGGATTGGGACGCCTGACCTAATTATGTGGGCTGAGAATGCCTTATTTGTAATTGGCAAAGAGATTACTCACCATCAAAGGGATAGAAACGAAGACTCCTTAAACGAAGCTCTTTTAGGGGCAGACGCCTTAGTTGCTATAATTAAAGAACTACAGAGGAGATTGTAATTGAATTCTGAAGAAGAAGACTACGAAGGTTATGACGACTCTGCATGGGCGTTAGACCCAGAGCCAGCAGAAGAAGAAGAAAGTCAATTTGAAGAGATTGACCCTTCTTTTTATAGAAACCTAGAAGAAACTGAAGATGAGTTTGGCTTTGAAGAAGAGGAAGATGTTTTTTCTCAAGAGTTTATTGACCGATTAATTGATAAAATAATGCAGTTTATGGATGGTCTTGTTGGACACTCTCTTCACAACTATCAAAGTCCTTTAGCTAGAAGAATTATTGAAGCAGTCCTTATTGGTAAGGGTGATGAAATTACAGCTCTTGCTTCTCGTCAGTCAGGTAAGTCAGAGACGATTGCTAACACAGTAGCTACTCTTATGGTATTACTACCTAAACTTTCTGTACTATATCCTGAACTTTTAGAAAAATATAAAAACGGTATTTGGGTAGGGTTGTTTGCTCCTACTGAAGGTCAGGCTGAAACATTATTTAGTAGAACAGTAACCCGACTAACTTCTGAAAGAGCTTTAGAGCTTTTGGGTGACCCTGAAATTGATGACCAGGCCGCTAAAATTGGTGGAGTTACAAGAATGGTACGTCTAAAGAATTCAGGCAGTAGCATTACAATGATGACCGCTAACCCTCGTGCAAAGATTGAATCTAAGTCGTTCCACCTTATCGTTATCGATGAGTGCCAAGAAGCAGACGACTTTGTAGTTTCAAAATCTATCGCACCTATGCTTGCGTATTATGCAGGAATCATGGTTAAGACTGGCACTCCAACTACAAGTAAAAACAATTTCTATAGAGCTATTCAGTTAAATAAAAGATTACAAACTGAAAGAGGACGTAGACAAAATCACTTCCAGTGGGATTGGCGTGATGTTGCTAAAGTAAACGCAAACTATAGGGTCTTTATTAAACAAGAAATGCTTCGTATTGGCGAAGACTCCGATGAGTTTCAAATGTCTTATAACTGCAAGTGGTTGTTGGAACGTGGTATGTTTGTTACTGGCTCATTGCTTGAAGAACTTGGTGACACATCTCAAGAGCTTGTTAAGGTATGGCATAAAACTCCAGTAGTTGTTGGTATTGACCCTGCTCGAAAGATGGACTCCACAGTAGTTACTGTAGTCTGGGTGGACTGGGATAGGCCTGATGAATTTGGTTATTTTGACCATCGAATCTTAAACTGGTTGGAAATCCAAGGAGATGACTGGGAAGAACAGTACTTCCAAATTGTTAACTTCCTCTCTAACTATGACGTACTAGCAGTTGGAGTAGATGCAAACGGTGTTGGTGACGCAGTAGCCCAACGTTTAAAGCTTCTACTAGGGCGTTCTGAGGTATTTTCTTTGACCTCATCCCAAACAGAACAATCTAAGCGTTTTAAACATTTACAAGCACTAATTCAAAGACGTATGATAAGCTACCCAAATCACGCTAAAACCAGACGTCTTAGAATTCACAAGAGATTTATTCAACAGATGACAGACGTGGAAATTAAATATAAGGGTCCAAACTTTATTGTTGCAGCCCCTGATGAGACTTACGCCCACGATGACTTTGTTGACTCTTTAGCTATTGCCTGCTCTTTGACTCAAGAATTAGTGATGCCAGAGGTAGAAGTAAGTAATTCAGCTTTTTTCTAAATTTTTGAGTTAACAATGAAAAATGCAAAGAAAAGAGACAAACTAGATAGTGGAAATACTAGTTCCTTTCCACTTTAATTTAAGGAGTCCCCATGGGCCTAGCACCACAACCACAATTCCCTGAGCGTGCACCTCAGACCTACGAAATGAAAATGTCCGGCAATCCAGAGCGACGCGGTCCACTACGTTTCGAAGAAGGTGTAGCTACAGACACTGACGTACCTACTGACTTCCAGAAGGGTGTCATGAGCGGCTTTGCAGCAGCTCCTGGTCGTCCAAACCGCAATGCTCCAGTATGGCAGAAGCCAGCTGAAGAAACCCTATCTGAGCGTGCTCACGTAGGTTCTGCTGCTTGGATTGAAGCACCAACCTTCCTTGGCGAATTTGCACACGGTTCATTCTCGAACAATGCTGAGCAGATTATCGAAACTAAGGTTGTATCTGGTGGACGTACTATGCGTCTAAACCCAACTGTAGTAAACGACTAATTAGGGATTTGAAGGACCCCGGCCCGCAAGGGCTGGGTACCTTCTACTAGAGGAGAATTATGGCAGATGTCCCTGTAAATGAAAAGCTTTATGCTATGGTTGTAGGCCAGGCTAAAGCAAAATATCGTATTTACCCTTCCCCGGGTGCAAGTCACTGGGTTCATCAACGCTATCTAGAGCTTGGTGGGAAGTTTGAAGACAGCGAAAAGATTGCAGAACGCAAAGCTATGATGCGTAGAGCAATAGAGCACCGCAGAGAATTGGCCGCAAGACACCACGGTAAACACGGAGATGATGAGTAATGTCGTTTTTAGACTTTTCACCACCAAGCTATAGAGCTTCGTCATCTGACCTTACAATCAGCATCTCCCCTCTGGGTCTTGTAGAACTTGCTGATGAAGAATTTGAGGTTCACGGTCCTCGTCTAAACCGTTACAGCCTTAACTGGGCTATGTATCTTGGCCACCACTGGGGTTACCGCCGTGAGCAAGGCGAAATGCAGATTTCGGTAAACTACTACCGTGCTTTTATTGATTATCTAGCAAGATTTACTTTTGGTAATGGAGTTCACTTCCGTTCCCCTAAAGCTACCGAAGCTATCATTCCTGACCGTCTAGAGCGTGTTTGGGAAGTGGATAATAACAAACAACGTATTTTATTTGAGGTTGCACAAACTGGTGGAATCACTGGAGATGCATTTGTTAAGGTTGCATACGAAGAAGCTTGGGAAGATACTATTGGTCGTTTCCATCCTGGACGTGTACGTATCCTTCCTTTAAACCCTGCATTCTGCTTTCCGGAGTTTCATCCTCACGACCGTGAAAGATTGCTTAGGTTTAAGCAGAAGTACCGTTTCTGGGGCACAAGCCTAGAAGGTACCCGTCAAGTATTTACATACACTGAAATTCTTACTGAAGATGTTATTGAAGAATACATCAATGATGAACTTATTGACTCAAGACCAAATCCACTAGGTCAAATTCCTGTAGTTCACATTCCTAATATTCCTGTTTCAGGTTCACCATGGGGTCTAGCAGATGCTCATGACATCATTACTATCAACCGTTCTTACAATGAAATCTCTACAGACATTGCAGACATCATCAACT